TATAGAACACCCCGCGAGATTTGCGGTTCTCCATATGATATTTAGGTCTTAGTTCTCTAACCAGATGATGTCCCGAGGCAAACCAATTTTCCAGCAATAATAGAAGCAGTCAAAGTTGCACTTGCTCTCATAGTCTTCAGGGACTTGACCATTCACGAGTTTAACAAACTGGATACGCTTACGGGGTATGATAATCTGGATGGGACTCTCAGCCTTGGCGAAGAATTTACGCATATATTGCGTACAAATCTTGGGACTCGGCATAATCAGTATGAAAGGCTTACCGAGTTCGACGAGCCGTTCCAGTACTTTGGGCACGAGCGTAAACGGCGGGTTCGAGACGATAATGTCCCCGTGATTGTTCTGAAAGAAATCCTCGTCCCTGTGAATAACCTCAAACCCAATTTCTCTTAAAATTTGACCAGACCGTCCGTCACCGTAAAAGGGTTCCCATATGACCTTGTTCTTGGGAACGTACTGTTTGATCGCCTCCCACGCCGACTTGGGGGTCATATAGTCATCGTGTTTCGTGAATGTCTTTGTTTGGAACCCTGCCATAATACTCCATGCGCGTCTTAATTCTCTAACGCCCTTTTCGCACGTATGTACGCCCTGTACGCCTGTTGGTGCCGGAACCACTCGAGGTACGCCTCCATTTATGGTTTAAAGCTTCGCACCTTTTAAATGGTACAATGGCACTCAATGTTACGAAACTTACTCCAAATGCCCAGCTCCCTGTCCGCGGCTCAAGCGGGGCAGCTGGCTACGACCTTTTCAGCACTGATAGCTACGTCGTTCTCCCAGGTCGCCGCGTGGTCGTCTCCACCGGCATTTCAATTCAGCTCCCGCCAGGAACTTATGGACGTATTGCACCTCGCTCTGGACTGGCCGTGAAGCACGGTCTGGACACTCTGGCAGGCGTGATTGATCCAGATTATACGGGCGAGGTCAAGGTGGTTCTCCAGAATCTGGACCAGACTCAGCCTTTTGTGATTCGCCCGGGGTACCGTATTGCCCAGATCATTCTGGAGAATTGTACGATTGTGGATGTTGTAGAGACCGAGACGGTGGGCGGAGCCCCTCAGATCCCCCCGCCCCCTCCAACGGCCCGAGGGGCCGCGGGGTTCGGTTCGACCGGCGGGTACGCCGTGACGGGCATTTAATCCTCGTGTAAAATTAATGGCGACTCGTCGAAATTTACTGTTCAACAAAGGTCCCACGCGCCTGACCACCCTTTTGAAAGAGGCCAAGGGTCCGACCCGGCGCGAGGCACTTATGAAGATCATGGGCCCTTTGCCATGGATCATCACCAAAGGGCGTCCATTTCACGTGACGCGCAAAGGTGTCTTTATCGTTCGGGTCGACGGAAAGTCTCTGTACGGACGCAAGTCCAAGGCGTGCTCCGTACCTACAAAGAGGTGCAAAAATTAAGTCTTTGTACCATGGTAAGAATGGCCGGAGGTGTCTTTCCTGGCGCCCCGTTCCGATTCAACATAAAGTGCGTCCTTTTCACGCTGCTCCTGGCAGGCGGGTACTGGTTCCTTCCCGCCAAGAACATCTGGATTCTTGGGTTCCTTCTGTGGTTCCCGTACTTGGCACTCGCCTGGTACGACTGGTCATACGCGTGTCAGGACAAGCTCGAGCCGACCATCGTGCCTTTTGGCCGGTACATGTGGCTCCCTTTCAAACCGCCAGGCTACCAGGCGGACTATCTGAAATTGTCAGAGTCTCAGATTCGAACCATGGACCGTGTAGACCATCTGGTTGGCTGGTCTGTACTTGCTGGCCTGGCTCTCTTTGTCCTGCTTAGAGTAAAGGGGCGCTAAATAGATAACCAAATGAAATTTCAGGCAATAGCATGGGAAAGTCATGACGTGGACGAGGATGATCGTTTCGTCGTGAGGGCCTATGGGCGCTCCGAGGATGGGCGCTCCGTTGCCGCAAGCACATTCTTCGAACCCTACTTTTTCATCAAGTTGGGTTCGAGGACACCTCCAGACGTTCGCGGGGCCAAGGTCGAGTACGTCTCGGCCAAGGACCTTTGGGGATTTCAGAACGGGACGCGGACCCGATATGCCAAGTTGACTTTTCGAACACATAGGGCGTGTCGGAGCGCCTCTTGGACCCTCGAGCGTGACAATTGGGCAGTCTATGAAGCGAACATAGACCCCGTCTTGCGATTCATGCACGTGAGCGGATGCACAAGTACAGGCTGGATAGATGTTCATGACGCCGAGGACGACCCGGACACAAACTGTGACGTGAATCTCAGAGGCGTGCTCGTACCCGTGGCTCACGAAGGTCTCGCACCCCTGAAGATCATGTCATTTGATATAGAGTGTCACTCGAGTACTGGAGCTTTTCCGGATCCTAAAAACGCCGAAGATGTCGTGTTTCAGATTGGAATGACCATCAAGGAGTTTGGGCGGGACGGGCCGCTGGAACGGAAGTGTCTGTGTCTCAAGAAAACCTCGGGACCGGATGTCGAGTCTTTCGAGACTGAAAAGGATCTCCTTCTGGCCTTTGGCGCCTTTCTGCGAAAGACAGACCCGGACATCATCACGGGCTGGAACATATTCGGGTTCGACCTCGAGTTTCTTTTCGTCCGGGCCTTGCGTCACGGCGTGGAGCCCTTGTGGGGCCGTCGGGTCGACATGCCCTCTGAGCTCGTCGTCAAGCACTTGAGTTCGAGTGCCCTTGGATCCAACGAGCTTCGCATGGTACCCATGGTTGGCCGGTACGTCTTTGACCTGTTTCAGGACGTCAAGCGTGAACACAAGCTCGAGAGCTACTCCTTGAATAACGTCTCGAAACACTTCCTCAAGTCGCAAAAACTCGACATGCCCGTCAAGGAAATCTTCAGGCGCTACGTGGAGGGGGACCCTGACCGGCTCGGAGAGGTCGCTGCATATTGTCTACAAGATACTGTACTTCCCCTGGAGCTCATGGACAAGTTGTGCCAGATCCAGAATCAGATCGAGATGGCCAAGGCGTGCTGGGTTCCTCTCGCCTTTTTGTCCGAGCGGGGCCAGCAAATCAAGGTTTTTTCACAGATGGCCAAAAAGGCTCGAGAACTCGGGTTTCTGATTCCGACGTTTAGGCGCTCTAAAAACGACTCTGCTAGCACAGAGGACGGGGGGTACCAGGGTGCAACCGTGCTCGAGGCGCAGACAGGTGCGTACTACGGGCCTATTACCGCCTTGGATTTCGCGTCTCTGTATCCGAGCATCATGTGTGCCGAGAATCTGTGTTACTCGACGCTCGTCATGGAACCAAGGTGGGCGGACGTGCCGGGAGTGACATACAAGACATTCGGCAAGTACAAGTTTGCCCAAAACGTCCCCAGTCTCCTTCCCGTAATTCTCACGGACCTCAAGGCCTATCGCAAAAAGGCCAAGAAGCTCATGGCGCAACACGAGGGCACGCCCATGGAGGCCATCTATAACGGTCAACAGCTCGCGTACAAGATTAGTATGAATTCCATCTACGGGTTCACGGGCGCCTCCAAGGGTATGTTGCCCTGCGTGGCCATCGCAAGCACCGTCACCATGCGCGGCCGTCAGATGATCGAAGAGACGAAGAATTATGTCGAGGCGAACTTCCCGGGGGCCAAGGTGAGGTACGGGGACACGGACTCTGTGATGGTCGAGTTTGATGTTCAGGGCCGCAAGGGCCAAGACGCGATCGACTACTCGTGGGTCCAGGGCGAGCTCGCAGCAGAGGCCTGTACGAAGCTCTTCAGGGCCCCGAACGATCTCGAGCTCGAAAAGATCTATTGTCCATACTTTCTGTACTCGAAGAAGCGGTACGCGGCGAAGATGTACGAGGGCAAGACCAGTCCCGATGGGACCGTGAAGGTGGTCTTCAAGAAGATTGACATCAAGGGTCTCCAGGTGGTCCGGAGGGACTCGTGTCCGTACGTACGTGAGACACTCAAGGGGCTCTTGGGGCAGATGCTTGAAAGTTCCGACCCGAGGCCCGTGATTCTGACGGCTCGCCAGGCGGCCGAGGACCTCGTCACGGGGCGCATACCTCCCGAGAAGCTCATGATGTCAAAGCAACTCGGCACGGGATACAAGACGGATGCCCTGCCCCACGTCGCCGTGCGTGACAAGATGCGGGCGCGCGCACCCGGGTCCGAACCTCAACAAGGTGACCGCGTACAATTCCTCGTGGTTCAGGGACCGGGCAAACTCTTCGAAAAGGTTGAAGATCCCGAGTGGGTCCGTGAGCACTCCACCCCCATAGACTATCAGTACTACTTTACAAATCAGTTCAAAAAGCCCGTTCTGGACCTCTTGGAGCCTCTGGTCGGATCAGGGGCCGAGCAAGTCATCTTCGGGGCGGCAACAGCCGGCTCCAAAAAGGGAACATATGACACAAAGATGCGCACACTTGACGCGTATTTTAAGAAACAGGGCGCGTCTTGATCAAGAAGCAAATGGAACGACAGGTTATCGAAGTCATAGAAAACGAGGTGAACCGCCGAGTCTCTGAACGGCTCAGTAATGTTGTCCATCACATTTCAAAGACGTACAGACTCTCGTACGAGCGCATCATGAAGGAGGTGGCGGGCCTCGAGGGCACGCGAACGGATCAGTGTCTGGGGCTGGTCGGCAAGGGCACCAGATGTACACGTCACGCTCGTATCGATGGGTACTGCAAAACGCACCAGGACCAGAAACCCTTGGTGCTCATGCGCGCCGAGTCACCAGTGCCCGTCTCGGCGATCCAACACACGCACACGTTACCCCCTCTTTTCCTTGCGGGGTGTCCAGCGTGTGAAAAGTTTTCAAATCGTCCTCGCTTAAACATTTAGAAGGCCCTGCAAGTAATGTCTACTCGTTCTGATGTGCTCCTCGAGTCTCTAGCGAAATTCTACAACGAAGCTGAAAACTCGAGGAAACTTCACGACATCTTGACGACCAAGTCGCAGGGGGTGTCCCTGAGAAATCTCGAATGGTTTGTGACGAATTACGCCAAGAATAAACACGTGACGTACACGGGACCGACCGGGAGGCCCTTCACGGTCCACGTGGCGTACAAGTCTAGTCTTGACGGATACTCTAAAAAACTTTTCGATCCTTTTTGTCGGACCGAGCGCATACAGTTCCAAGGTCTCACGACGACCGTTGCCCAACTCAATTTTATCAAGTTTGCAATCGTGAATGGGATTATAGATTACATGCTCAAAGATAAGATACGGCCGCAAAGCCCCCCTTGAACTCGAGGATTGAGTACCCGTAGTAAAACAAATACAGGGAATAGTTCGCAATAGAACTTCTGTATGCGGGCAGGAAGGTGATGGTCAAGTTGGAGGTCTGGGAATTTAATTTTGAAAAATTCAAGTACCCGCCCTGATTGTATTCAGTAATATTCAATCCGAACGAGTACATGTAAATGTTCTTTTGGGGCACGGACAGACCGTGCTGCATGGGCTGCAAGAATGAGGTATACGGACCGTTTGCGAAGGTGTCGAGAATGTCCACGTTATTAATAGTCACCTTGACCGTCTGTATGGCATCTATGTACTGTGCGTTCCCTGATGGGAACGTCAATGGTACAGCCGTGCTAATGTATTGGGTCGCGTATCCGTACAGGTACCTCACATCGTAATAATTGGGCACAGGTGACTCGTACACTTTGTTTCGGATGAACCACGCGAGGAGTTGCACGGGGAAGTTCGCTGTGAGATTCATGACGACCGTGCCTTGTTGATACTGGGTCGTCGATTCCTTCTTGACGATGGGCACGATGTATCGAAGAGGAGTGTTTCTGTAGTAAATACGCTCTTGGGGCGTCAAGAGTACAGACTCGACAATAAGCAAAGGTTTGATAATATCTATAGGTCCTGTGTAATTTGTAAACCAGTACTGGGGCCGAAAGGTGAAACGTATGTATATGCGCTGACCGGCCCACAAGGCGCACACGGGGAAGAATGGCCGGCGGAGGCGTTCCCGCCCCTTGTTTTCGTGACTGTGGCGCCGACAAAAGAAAAACTCGAGCGGGATCAAAAGGTTCAGAGGTGCACTCGGGCTCAAGTTCTGATTCCCCTGACCACCATTCACCTGGTTGAACATACCAATCTGCTCGTCATAATCCAAAAAAGTCTGATCCTTTATGATGAGCCAATCATCATAGATGGTCTCAACGACCGTCTCGTTGATGATGAAATCTACTTGTTGAATAAGGGCCCGACCAATCTGATTTGTGTAACTGTTTCCAGAGGGTAGGGCCGGTAGGGCCAACTGGAGATGCATATTCGAAAAGAGGTCGCCTTGTTCAGAGGGCCGCAGTTCCACCGTGGCAATCCCCGAGACGGACGGCTGAATATAAGTGTTTGAAAAATTTTGGACCACTGGGAAGTACTGCTGATACACGACGGCATTCGTGTACTGGGGAAACTCGGGCGACCACTGACTCTCATGAAAACTCGATACGTTCGCTATGTACTCTTCCTGGGGTCCCAGGGCGTCGAGAGAAAGCACGCCTCCTGCGTTGAACCCCAGGTTCCTCTTTTCCGTGAGGTTTTCGTCAAGGGGGAATGGTGGATCGGGTGTGATCTGGCCGAGTGGTCGCACATCCACCGGAAACCTCTTAAAGTTCGAATCCTCTATGGGGGCCCGCACGAAAGGAGCCATGGGCGAGACGGGCCGGGGCACAAACGCGGTGCTTAGCGTCGGGTCAACGAGCGCCCCTTGTTTATTCACGGGGAACCCGAGAGGCCACGCGTCGGTTGATGGGAGAGTCGCGGGCAAGACGTTCCCGTCCTGAAGAGCGCTGAGCATATTCACATCATTCAGGAACCCGTCGAGCACGGGGCTCTTATCGACCGACATGCGTTGGCCTATGGCGTTGGCCAGTTCGGGAAGTTGGGTCAGAGCCGCCTTGAGCTGGGTCGGGTCTGCGAGGATATCCTCTGTGGCCAACTGAGTTTTTTGTGCAAAAAAATTCAAAAGATTCGGGGTCCCGGCCAACAAGGCCCGGAACTTGGCCGGGTCGGTCACGGGTTTCTGTGCAAGACCAACGACCCCTCCTCGAAGAATTTCTTCAAATTTTCCAAGTTTCGAAATGACCGATTGAAATTTAGAAAAAGCATCCGGATCGGAGGGCTTCTGCACGGGCACGGGCAGGGGGAAGGCGGTCACGATGCCCTTGTATGGGATGGCCCCGAGATTTCCAGACTGGAAAGAGACTGAAGCGACGTTCAGGACCATCTGGGGCGGGATGCCCGGGAGCCCCTTGATGAGCCATCCGAGCGTGAGATTCCCGGGCAAAGAAACGTTCGAGTAAAACACAACCTCGCCAGTCTGCGTAAAGTACACGCCTGTGAGGGTCGGCGAAGGCGGCGGGACAATAATCGGTGCTGGGCTGACCGTTGCCGTGGCGACCGTCTGTATGCCCTGGATCGTCTGCTCTACGTTTACTTGAAAGTCTATCGCCCCGTTAAAAGCCCCTTGGCCCGGGTATGACCCTTGATACGGCGTGACTTGAGTTACCCTCGTCTGACCCACGAGACCGGGCACGTCGTTTATGACCCAGCCGGGCTGAATACCGTAAGGCATGGCTGATTGGACAAAGAATGTGAGTGTATTTGAGGCTGTTTTGGACACTGCATAAAATCCGTTGATGTTTTGAGTGACTATAGACGCCACACCGCCTTGGGGTGTTGGCGCTACGGTCGACGTCATCTGTTACTGAACAATCTTAAAAATTTTGTTGTTTTGTAACAGGGACGATGGAGGACGACGTGTTCGCCGCTCTCATCATACTTTGCATGCTCGTCACCCTGGAAATGTACAAACACGTCGAGAGGTTCGAGCGAAAATGGCAGGTCCGCTCTTTTGACTCGGAAGTGGCCGATATCCAAGCACTCAACGTTCGCGAAAACGCCATTAAGGTTCCGACTCAGGCGGCTCAGCCCACGGGCCCAACGTTCACAGGAGCACGTGGGGCGGTCCAAACTCCCGGTCAGGCTGTGGCTTCTCTTGATTACACGCCCCCGCCTGCATCGACACCAGTTGTTGTCGAGTCGCCCCCGGATGCGCCACCTGTGGCCCAAGTCCCCGCGCCTCCTCCCTCGATGTCTCTTGGATTTGGGAGCCCCAAAAAAGGGTTTGTTGCGGGCGTCGGGGATCCGACGTGTACAGCAAAGATTGCGGCCCTGAACTGTGGGTGGTTCTACACGTGGGGACCCACGCAGCCCTCTCCGGCTCCGTCCATTCCCTTCTTTCCCATGTTTTGGAACGTGGCCAAGACGAAGAACCCCCAGGGCGTCCTCGCGGCCCTGACCTTGAACGGCCCTCCGGGACCGAACGATATCCTCCTCGGATACAACGAGCCGGATGGGACAAATGAACAGGCCCAAGGGAACATGCAAGTTTCGGACGCCGTGGCCTTTTGGAAAAACTTGGCCGCGACCGGACGGGTCCTCGTGGCCCCCGTGATGTACGGGAGCATGATAAAGGGCCCATCTTCAAACAATTCGGAACAACCTGCGGGCGTTTCCGGACCCGTGGCTGTGAATCTGGCCAACTCGGGCAAGCCGGCAAACACCGTCACGCTCGATCCGTCCATCTGGATTGATAATTTTTTCATTCAATTGAGTCAGACGAGCAACCCAGTCTTCCCTTCCATCATGGCTATTCACTGGTACGGACCTCCCAGGGCGGAGAGTTTTCTCAACTATGTGGATGCTGTATGGGCCAAGTACCACATGCCTATATGGGTCACAGAGTACTCGTGTGCAGACTGGTCCGCCACGTGTTGTCCGAACGTCCATGTTCCGGGTTTTGATTGGTCGTATCCCACACCCGCAAACATAAATACGAATGGTACGGCCCAATTCATGTCACAGACCGTCGCGGGTATGAATCAGAGGTCCTACGTTCAAAGATACTCGTGGAAGGAGCGGTTTTTGCTTGCGGCCCCCGGGCCCGCTGCGGCCAGTCCCGATTACCCCCTCGCGGTCCAGCCAGACTCTGTGATGAGCCCGAGCAATCCTGACGTCATGAACCAGTCGGCCCTTTTCGCCTCGTATCAACACTTTCCCACAGCGCTCCCTCCCCTGACGCCACTCGGGAACTTGTATGCCAGTCTCTAGTTAAGAATAAAAAGTGCTCACCTCTCAAATGACGGAGTCCATCCTTGATGTGACCACAGATCGGTTCACCGTGTTCCCCATACGGTACCCTGATCTGTGGGCACTGTATAAAAAAGCCGTAGGGTCATTCTGGACAGCCGAAGAGATAGACCTGGCAAGTGACGTGAAGGATTGGGCCCGCCTGACTGATCCCGAAAAGCACTTTATAAAAATGGTCCTCGCTTTCTTTGCCGCGAGTGATGGTATCGTCATGGAGAATATCAATCTGAACTTTGGGTCCGAGGTTCAGATTTCCGAAGCGCGGTCCTTTTACGCGTACCAGGGCTTCAACGAGGCGATTCACGGCGAGACGTACAGCCTTATGATTGACAAGTTGGTCGAGGACCGGGCCGAAAAGGAGGGATTGTTCCGAGCGGTCGAGACGTCCGAGGCTGTCAAGTCCAAAGCTGCCTGGGCTCTACGCTGGATGGGGACCAGTGACGGCGTCACTGAGACCGGACCACCATTCGCCCAACGTCTGATTGCTTTCATGTGTGTCGAGGGCATATTTTTTAGTGGGTCGTTCTGTGCCATCTTTTGGCTCAAGAGACGTGGGATCCTTCCGGGCCTGTGCTTCAGCAACGAGCTCATCAGCCGTGACGAGGGCCTCCACCTCGAGTTCGCCCTGGCCCTGTATTCCCATCTGGCGAACAAGGTCCCTGAGAGCGTCGTGAAAGACATCGTCAGGAGTGCGGTCGAGACCGAAGAAAACTTCATTACGGAGGCGCTTCCATGCAAACTCATAGGCATGGATGCCGAACAAATGAAGCAATATATTCAGTACGTGGGAGACAGGCTCCTGAAACAACTGGGTCTGAGTCCCGTCTGGAACGTGCAGAACCCTTTTGCCTGGATGGAGACTATAAGTCTCGAAGGCAAGACGAATTTCTTTGAAAAGCGCGTTGGTGACTATTCAAAGCACATGGCGAGCGAGGGTGACTCGGTCAGGTTTGATGAGGAGTTCTAGTACTCGGCGTACTCCTCGTACTCCTCGTACTCATCGGCATACTTGGACGTGGTGGGCACGGCGGCGGGCTGGGCGGCGGTCTGGGCGGCAGGCTGGGCGGCAGAATCGGCCATCTGGGGCATGCTCGACTTCAGGGACTTGGCGTACGCATCCGCGGCAGCCAGCCTAGCGCTCGCCAACTCGGCGGCCACCTTGGCCTTCTGAGCATCCACCTCGGCCTGTGCGACGGGGTTGGTGGCGGACATACCAGGAGCGTCGGTGTACCCGCTCGCAATCTTGGAAGGCAGGTAGCATGCCAAAAGAACATACACGGCCGAGTGCAGCAGAAGGCCTGCGCTCGTCGGAAGACCCTCGGCGCTGGAGACCCAAGTGCCCAGAGCCTTGCGCATGATCTTGAATGTGGCGGGGTTGGCCACGACGTAAAACAGAACCATGTATATCAGAACCTTGGTCCACATTTATATATAACTACCGAAAATATTCTGGTAAAACGTTGATGTCCCTGGATCATCCGGTGTCTGGTCTTGATCCTGCTCTGGAGGGGGCGGCGGAGGAGGAGGAGGAGGAGGGGGCGAAGCGCTCTTTTTCACAAGAGGGCGCCCGAACCCGCGAAACCCGAGCCCGTACATGCTGACGACTCGTGAACACAGGAAAGCGAATATGAAGGCGTGTAGGGCGAGACCTGCACTTGAAGGAAGACCCTCGGCACTTGAGACCCACGTGCCGAGCACCTTGCGCACCATCCTGAAGACGAGGGGACTCGCCAAAATCAGGAACAGTAAAAAGTACTTGATCATCTTTTATATCATTACTTGGCAAATTTACTCCTTGTCCTCGTACTCCTCGGTGTACTCGTCAGCGTACTCGTCAGCGTACTCGTCAGCGTACTGGGAGTAGTACTTGCGGGCCTGGCGGCGGGCCAGGGCGCGCATGATCACGCGAGTCACCACGGCGAAGACCACGGCGTGCAGAAGCAGACCGGCAGTGCTGGGCAGACCCTCGGCGCTGGCGACCCACGAGCCCAGCACGCCCCGCATCGCCTTGAACAGGGACGGGTTGGCCACGACGAAGAACAGCAGGATCACGGTAAGCATCTTCATCCACATTTACTTTAGGCCTGGAAAAAAATTAAACAATACCGTTCGGTCCCTTGGATGCAAGGGTCGACCCATAGTCGGTCGCCCTGGACACGCTCGGGTCGTATGTTGGAGGCGCGGACGACCGAGGCTCCCGGGCCACCACCCTCCTCCGTTTCAAGAGCCGCAGGACCGCCGTGAAAACAATCGCGTGGACCACCAGACCCGCAAATGTCGGAAGACCATCGGCGCTGGCGACCCATGACCCGAGGACCTGACGCACCGCCCGGAATGCCATGGGGCTGGCCAACAGGGCAAAGAGAATCAAATAGACGAGGAACATTTACTATTTCGTCGGGATTTTATTG